TTCATTCAGGACTTAAACAAGACACTAAGATACAAGACCTTGTAAGCGTTCTTCCGTTTAAAGAGGAAGAAGAAGAAGATAAGATAGCTAAAACTAATTAAAGAGTTATGAGGAATTACCGAAAGGAATACGACACATACCATAGCAGCCCTAAACAAAAGAAGCGCAGAGCAGGAAGAAACAAAGCTAGAAGGTTAGCTATAAGAGCTAAAGGTAAAGGCAGTCTTAAAGGTAAAGACGTAGATCACAGAGATAGAAACCCTCTTAACAACAGTCGCAGTAACCTTAGAATTCAATCTAAATCTAGAAACAGAGCTAGAAACAAATAAACATATGGAAGAGTTAAAGGACTTCAGAAACTTCCTTTACCTTGTTTGGAAGCAACTCAATCTCCCAGACCCCACCGACATACAATACGAGATTGCAGAATGGATGCAGAATGGCCCTAAGAGGTCTGTTATCCAGGGCTTCCGAGGCGTAGGTAAATCATGGATATGTTCCGCTTATGTGGTACACCAGTTACTATTAGATCCCTCAAAGAACATCTTGGTGTGTTCAGCGAGTAAAACTAGAGCCGATGATTTCTCTACGTTCACCTTGAGGCTGATACATGAGATGCCTTTACTGGCCCATTTGATCCCCACGGACAAACAAAGATTTTCAAAGATAAGTTTTGATGTTGGCCCTGCTCCGGCTAGTCATGCTCCGAGCGTTAAGTCGCTAGGCATTACCTCCCAACTGACTGGAAGCAGGGCTGACATTATTGTGGCCGATGACGTGGAGGTTCCAAACAACTCAGCTACGCAAGGCATGAGAGACAAACTAGGGGAACAGGTTAAGGAGTTCGAGTCCATATTAAAACCTGATAAGGAATCTAGGATTGTCTTTCTGGGTACACCTCAATGTGAGGACTCACTCTACAATAAATTACTAGAGAGAGACTACACCGCTTGCATATGGCCCTGCAAGTATATAGCTCCCAAAGAGAACGAAAAGAAGTACTATGGAAGAGTTAGCCCACTTTGCGTATCTGAGGAAAAGAAGAACAAGTCCACAGAACCTATAAGGTTTAGCGAGATAGACCTGGCAGAACGAGAGGTCAGTTATGGAAAAGCTGGCTTCGCTATGCAGTTTATGCTGGATAGTAAGTTGTCAGATATTGATCGCTTTCCCCTAAAGGTTAACGACTTGCTTGTCATGGATATAGACGATGAGGTGGCACCTGAAAAAGTTGTATGGGCGCAATCACCAGACCTAGCATGGGCCGGAGATGTACCTAACGTAGGCTTTACAGGAGACAGGTTCTATCGTCCTTTCAAGCAAGTTGGTGACATGATTGATTTTACAGGATCAGTTATGTCCATTGACCCTTCAGGACGAGGGCGTGATGAAACTTCCTGGGCAATCGTCAAGATGCTTAATGGTTATCTTTACGTCCCTGATGCAGGAGGAATGCAAGGGGGATATGGAGAAGATGTCCTCAAGGTTCTTGCAATGAAAGCAAAGAAACATAAGGTCAACTACATCATTGTAGAGAGCAACTTTGGTGATGGTATGTTTAGTGAGTTGTTTAAACCTTTTCTAAATAAGATACACCCCTGCACCATTGAAGAAGTACGCCACAGTGTTCAGAAGGAACGAAGGATTATTGACACACTGGAACCAGTAATGAGCCAGCATAAGCTTATTATATCTCCTGATGTTATTAGAGATGACTTCAATACTGCTCAAAACTATCCTCTTGAATCTCAACTCAAATACCAACTCATTTATCAACTGTCCAGAATCACCAGAGACAGAGGTGCCATAACACATGATGACAGACTGGATGCCCTATCGATGGCAGTAGCTTATTGGGCTGAACAGATGTCTCAGGATGCCGAAAGAAAGATGAAGGATCGCAAGGAAGATTTACTGGATGAAGAGCTACAAAAGATGGCTAACAGTTATTTTGGTAATAAGGATCACCACAGGAATAGCCCTAACTGGCTTTAGGATTGACGAGGTGGGCTTCAAGATAACTTTAGGTCACACGATACCAATTTAAACACTAAGACAATTTTAAAGGACATATATGAAGCAAATAAAAAAGGGGCTGTTTGAAGCTCAAGAAGCAATCAGCAAAGCAATCGAATCCATCGAGGAACTTGAGAAGCTAAGTGAGCAACCAAAAACACCCATTCCCTTTCCAACAAATAGCATTCCTAGAGAAGACCTGAACGTTGCAATATGCGTAGGACACTCAAGGAAAGGAGATACTGGTGCCGTAAGCTGCGGAGGTACAAACGAATGGACATACAATAAGAAAGTTGCAGAACACTTGAAGAGTGACCTCCAGGAGCATGGCATCAGTAGCTTTGTTGTAGATAATTATGGAGGCACCTACGGCTCCTACACATCTGCTATGAACTGGCTGATAAAGTACCTAAAGGATCAAAAGGCTTCCGTTGCAATCGAACTGCACTTCAACGCCTCCAGCAACTCAAAGGCAGAAGGAATGGAAATGCTCTACTGGAATACCTCCAGGATTGGCTTGAGCCTTGCAGAATATTTACTGAGAGGATGCCAAAAGTATTTCCCTCTAACAGCTAGCAGAGGTGCCAAGAAAAGAGACACAGGCAGCAGAGGTGCCACATTCCTCAGAGGAACCCATTGCCCTGCCGTAATCACCGAACCCTTCTTCGGAACCAATGAACACGACTGGATTAC